CGTCAGCACCCGCCGCACCTGCTGGTCCTGTTGGCCCTGCTGGTCCTGTTGGCCCTGCTGGTCCTGTTGCGCCGGTAGCACCATCGTTTCCGTCTGCGCCATCGCTTCCGTCTGCACCTGCCGCGCCGGTAGCACCTGTTGGTCCTGTTGCACCCGCCGGTCCTGTTGCACCCGCCGGTCCTGTTGCACCCGCCGGTCCTGTTGCACCTGTTGGCCCTGCTGGACCTGCTGGTCCTGTTGGCCCTGCTGGTCCTGTTGCACCCGTTGCTCCATTAGCAGAAGAAATCTGTTTCCAGTTGTCACCATCATATACAAAACTGGCAAACTCGTTATTTATTATGTTGACATTTATCGGCGTTGTTCCATGAACAGTGTCAAATCTCAAATCGTGAGCACCTGCTGCGTGGTATATCTGTACCACATGACCTATGCCAAAGTTACCGTTTGGATTGATAGTGCGGTTTTGGTCGGTAGTTATGACCCATAAATCGGCTTGGTCGAAAGTAAATACCAAATTATCACTTGTAGTGACAACCTCAAGTCGATTAGGACCCATGACATAAGTATTAGTTGCAGGTGTCGTGTTGAGATTTCGGGGTATCGAAGCATAAATGTTGGCGTGTTTGTTACCTGCTTTGTCTTCGTAATGACTTTGCCACATAGCACCGAAAGGACTTCCATCGAAGTCTCCATCTTCGGGACTGGAGGAGAAACCATCTAAGTCAGTAAGAGCGTTTGATGTATCTACATTGCCAATCGAGCCCTTTGTCATTGGCGTGAGATAAAAAGGAGATGTTCGTATGTAAGCCCTCCTATCGTCTACAGAAGCAGTGCTACTGAGTGAAGCATTGACATTTGCAGCACCGCCTGTCATAGAATATCGCAAGACTGCCAAAACAGTGTGCTGGTGATTACCATCTGTATTACCAGTTACGCTTGGATTTGAAAGAAAACGATTCGGTATAAGAGGCGTTCCGCTTGATGGTGATGCTGGCGTACCAATTTCGTACATAAGGTGCGCCTTGGGTGTGTTTCTACCTACAAGGTAAATGACGACATATACCTCACTGTTGGAGGACGGTACGCTGGGCAAATCGCCGCTGTAATTACCAGTAATTCCTACTTGAAACAGTTCGGAGGAGCCCGGACCGTTTGCGAACTTATACATCGTACCGTCAATTACGCAGTAACCGCCGTAGACTTTCACCGCTCCCGATGGTAGTGCTTCTACAAAGCCCGGAGTTATAGGGACAATGCTATTCCTTAGCGAATCACCCCTTGCGCCGTCACCAAGGCGCATAATTCCGTTTCCGTGTAGTGCTTCGTAGATATTTGTAAGGCTGGGGCTTGTCAAGCCATCACCGTCTCTAAGTCCTTGAGAATTACTACCTATGCCTGTTCCGCTTGTATGTCCTGCTGTTGGGTTCGTCATGCTGTCACCTCGATAATAGCCGAAAACTGTATCTCGTTGTTACTGCTTTTTTCAACTGCGTTATAGGTGTATCTCATAAAATCAGTAGTATCAGTAGAATCGTTTGGGTTTTTATACCGTATCACTACTTCTTTGAGTGGGCGAGTAAGTGACACATCCAATGCTAACTTGGCTTCTACGACAAGCGTGGTATCGTCTACCACTCTCACCGTTGGCGTAACTACTACTGCTGGACTACCTATTCCTCCGTCTTGTTGAGTTGCTACAGTTCCATCGAAACCAAATACAACTTCGTTGATTCTACTCTTTAGTGTGTCGATTAAAAATCTCGTTCCTTCGTCTAATAATGGCAAATCATCCTCTCCTGTTCCTTGAATACTTTGTATACACACTACCTATTTTGAGATGCTCGTTGCGGGTTTCAGCAAAACTAATAGGAGACAGTATAAACAGTTCTTGATTGTCAATTACTGGGTGAACACTACTCGACTTAACGACCACCGTTGTAGCGTTAACGCTTGCAAGGTGAATATGTCCTAATTTGTTACCTTCGGAAGTATAGACTTCTTGGTTGTCTGTGCCGAATATGGTTGTAGCATTCACACCGTCAACTGTAAAAGAAGTAGTACCTACAGGATAGCCTGCACTGTTATCCACGAGTACGCCTGTGCTTTTCAATACTAAAGAGCCGTGAATAGAGTTTCTACGGTTCATACCTATAGTGTAGCCAACTCCTCTGTTGGCATCTACTCTTTGAGATAACTGCCATGTTACTTTGACTTTGAAACCAAAAGCAGTAGTGAACTCTTCTGTAGAAAATTGACGGTTTCTTTCTTCATTGGCTTGTAGGCTACCGCTTACATCAATCTCTTGAAATCGCTGCAATACATCCTCAAGGGTAACATCCACCGAATTGACATGTAGTTCTGCCACTTTACTATCAATGTCTATTTTACTACCCAAAACGATGTAACGCTCGTTATCGCTGCGGGTTTGATATGAAATTAAATCGCCCGGATGCATGTGACTTGCTGAAACAACATCGGTAAGTTTTCTACTACCCGTTGCTTTCTTAGCCATTTTTAACATGCGCCTACCTATGGCTTTTGCACTTGATTTGGTTATAGCAGTAGGAGCGTGTATGCCACCCGGAACTTCGTTTATACCTTCACTTTGCCTACCCAAATCATCCACTTGGACGATGTTATCATTGTTGTTGGCAATTGGCTTACCTCTTACTATAACTCGATTAGGTGTGTTTTCATTTGACTCTTCTATACTTCCACCTAATACTCGGTTTTCTCCGACAAAGTATTCTCTTTCTGTTTGGTTTTGAGGGAAGTAGCATATATTGCCGAAGCGGTCTGCTTTTGGATTGTAACCGTCATGCTTTGCTAAATAACGCAGTGCGCTGTATGCTTCGACTCCGTAGAAGTCTTGGGCTAAGAATGTGACACTGGGTGCTCTTGCCCTTACACCGTTGATAGAACTGGTGTTGGCCTTTACCACACGAGCGGCTAAATCGGATGTTCGCAAACCCACGCCCACTTTTTGAGCAAAATGGATGGCTTTGTCGGTGAAGCCTATTTCGTTGAGGCTTCGTCCTTTGAGGTTCTCTAAGCGGTATCTCGTTCCCTTTGTAGCGTCTTTGATTTGCGAGACGACCAAGGCTTGTTGGTTGTTGTCAGCCCCTATCACCAGTGCTGGTAGAGGACTCGCTGTGCTGACTTTATCGTCAACGACAAACAATGCACCTTCGTATCTCATACCGTCAGTCGGATTATGAAGCAAACGGATGGTGTCCTCTTCTTCGATGAGTCGGTATCGCTTCTCAGCGGTAGGCATGAAATCGCTTTGGGTAGGTTTGTTGACAGTAAACCCTGCTGATGTCTTGGTGTATTCACCGTGGCGAACAGCGTTATCGACGAAGCGTGGTTTACGCACCACCTTCATGATGGAGTTTTGGTCTGCGTCGAGGCGACCAGTTGAGAGATTCTTACCCAGTGCCATATCACTCTACTCCTACTTCTCCTCTTTCACCAAAATGCCTTTGTCCACCCACCCATCCTTCGGGCAGTCTTACCAGCATTTCGGGAGGTATATGTTGTTGAACAAAACCTTCGGCAGGCTCATCATTGCCTTGAAAAGGATAACCTCTGTTTCTAAATTGACCTTGAACTTGTTCTATTGGCATCCTTATTCCTAATCGACCTCTGCCCAGTTCTGCATCACTATATGTGTTCCAGCCCCATGCGGGTTCACCAGCGGGAAACACCCAATTGCCCGATTTGTCTTTTATGTCAAACGGTTTGTAACGGTCACCGCCTCTTGCACCCGTATTCATGAATTGACGGTCTTCCCACCTAACTGCACCTCCACTTGCAGGAACAGGCTTTAACCCCTCTTGTATCAATTTATGAAACGGTTGTCTATGTTCTTGAGGTATACTTTGCCCTAAATCTGTGTCTTTATACCACGATTCTAAAGGATGTAATCTCCTCATAGTGACGGGGCCATGAGGTGAAGGAAAGTCGGGGTGATGCTCTCCAAGCGTCGTTTGACGCTTTAGTATTGCCCAAGCCTCATTCATTGCCGACATACCACTCACTCCCCACTATGGTCTCCTGTATTATAAGAGGCATCCCCTTTGCTACCTTTCGGGTGTAGGGTTTGACTAAATCTCGGCTGAACTTCATAATCTCCTTCTTCATCGTCTGTAGAGCGACGACTCGCATCGGAACGGAAATGCTCCAGTGTGTTCTCGCTCATAACCATGCGAGCCACAGGGGAACGGATGTCAGTCTTGTCGTAACCTGTAACATCGACACCCTGTATTTTAGGCCCTTGGCTGTCGGGGACAGTGACATTGGACGCAGGTGCTATTGAGTAAACAGGTGCGTAAGGTGGACTGCTTGGCGTTCCAGTTCTTGCGCTTGGAGCATCACTTGTAAACAATCCATACTTACCGCCAGCAGTTGCTCTATAGAAGTTTGAGCCTGCTTGAGGGCCGCCTGTGTTCAAGAACGCTCGGAACATTTGACTGTGCTTGTAATCAAGTCCGTGAGATGGTCTATAGATAAACTGAATCATGCTATCTGTGTAATTGATATTCTCTAAGGCAGGGTCATGGTTACCGTCTTGGTAAGGGTTCGACGAAGAAGAAGCACCTGCTTTACCCCATCCCTTTACATCCAAAACACCAGCATGCTTACTCCACTCCATAATGTAAGTTCCTCCAAGCGACCACATAGCGTGTGCGTTTGAGTGCTTAACGACACCCGTTACAGGCTTGTCCGACCAATTAAGAGCAGTCATGTCTAAGTCTTTGAGTGTTCGACTACCTACATCATAAGCACCACGAAGGTTGGTTCTCTGTCCAACTTCTTTGTCAGCGTGTAGGCTATGAGCCTCTGTCGACATAACGACATACTCACGACTTACTCCGTCATTGAGTTCGGCAAGCGTATCTACATCGAGACCCATCCTTACATCGTTTCTCGCAACAGGCTCGGCACCTCTATTGTCAGCGTTGACAGTTTCAGTAGCCTCGCCCACATTTGCACTTGGCTTGAGTAGTCCGTCATCCGAGTTCAAATCTACACGGTCACTGATACCTCTTTCGACTTCTCCGTCTTGTAAAGTCAAGTTGCTCGGTCTTACAAGTCCTTGG